AGGAGTTCTTGTTATTTTAGAATTATCATTACCATTGTGCATACGAACACTATTAGCTATTTGATGGGTATAGAAAGCACTACCACCACCACCTGCTGGTTTTTGCCATAATTCGTTATTAAACATCTATTGTTCCTTTATGCAAACGCTAGTTGTGGCGCACCTAATTGTATTGACCCTGCTGCTTTTACAAAGTATGGAATAACATCTACTGCATTTGCTCCTGTTGATATAGTCAACCCAGCCCCTCCAGCAGTTTCATAATCTGTTCCTAATGATATAGTTCTACCACCAGTACCATCTTGTATTAATACAATAACTCCTGATTGTCCTGCAACTTCTGTACTAGGATTGGCTAGTGTAAAACTGCCTGTCGCAGTTACTATAAAGTTTTGGTATGTAAGGTCTAAAGTTGTAGAGCCAGTAATATTTCCTGTAAATGTTCTTCCTTGTTGTGATTTTACCCAAACATTTGCTGCATTATTAGTCGCTACTGTTGAATCTATGTTTACAGTTACAGTATCTGTTGATCCTACTACTGTGGCTATACCAGTTCCACCAGCTATATCCATTGTGTTAGAATCAGCTATTGTTTGATTAGAACCACTATCACCAGTTAAAGTAAAAGATGTCATTCCAGACGTACCAGTTTGTGATAACATTTGGAAACTTGTGCCATCATACACAACTTTAACTATTGCATCTTCTTCAATATCACCTGCTGCAATGTTTTGATCATTTTTCTTTTTAATGTTTTTAGCACCTACACCATTAACATTTAAAGTAGATGCACCTGAACTTGAGTTACCTGCTTTAAAGTTAAATTCTTGTCCTGCAACATAAGCTGTTACTACTGGTGCTAATGCTATTGCGTATGTATTAGCTGAACCTGTATCGTTAGCTTGAAATATTAATCCACCATCTTGTATCTGTCCTGCATTAATACCATCTGTATGTGCTGTACCATCTGCTAGTGCATTTATTTTTTGACTTCCTAAATTGGCAGCTCCTGTAAAAGCATTTGCACCTGTTTTATTTATACAAGTATTAATACCTGTTGCTAAATCATTATCATTAGTATCATGCCTATCAGCAACAATCTTTGTTCCAGCATCTCTATCTTGTTGCCAAACCGATGTTCCTGTATGCGTGCCATTTGTTCTTGTAAATGTATTACCTGACCAACCCATTATGCTCTCCTTTGTTTATTCTTGTTTTTAATACTACTTATTCTTAAATTAATTTCCACTAATTTTTAATTCCTTAAAGCGTTTACTAAATTTCTTTTTGCATAATCATATATTTGTCCAGGTCTGCCTTCGCCACTACTTACTGTGGAAATACCTCCTAATAATTGATTATTTCTTCCTAATTTTTGTATTAATCTTTGTTTTACTTCTTCTGTTAAAAATAACTTTCCTTTTAATGCTCTATCTAATATTGTTTTAATTTTTGCAGGGTTAGTTTCCATTAAAATATTTGCCATTTGTTTTCTGTTTGGTGCAGTAGGTTTAAAAACTCCATAAGCAGCTTTTCCTTCATCATAATATTGTCCAAATTTAGCAATTGCACTACTAGCTCCTAATACTCTTGCTACTGAAGAACCTAAACCAACATAAGCTACATTTTTTAATGCATCATCTGTAAAAGCCATTTGTGTTTGTATTTCTGCTGTAGGACTTCCTACTAAAATTTTATTGCTAGTCTGCGCCATTTTAGATTCAACTTTTAAAAAATTCATAAAAGCATTTAATTGTTTTTTTCCTTTTGGAGTGTTTCCAAAAACTAACTTTAAAGCCTCTTTATATTGTGGTGTTTTTAACAATTTATTGACAACACTTGTTGTATTAACCCTATTAACTATCATTAGTTCTATTTGTTTTGCTGCACCCAGAACAAAAGCTGTTTGTTCGTCTGCTGAAAACTTGTCTACCCTATCCGCAAAAAAATCAGGGTCATTTTTAGGACCACCTAACATAAATTTTTTGCCTAGTTCTAAAGCTTCTTTTTGTTTTTCAATACCAGCCCATGCACCCCTTGCTGTTTTATATTCTGGTATTTGCTCGTCTACTAAATCTAAAAATCTACGTTTTAATTTTAAAATATTTTTAGCTTCATCTGATTTTAACATTAATCGACCAGTAGTTTTATCTCTAAATTTTTCTAAAATACCATCTAAACCTTTTTTTATAATATTAGCTTTTTCTACATTAAGTTTATTACTAATTAAATTTGCTACTCCGTTTTGATCTACTACAAACATATCTTCTAAAAGTTTAACATTAAAATCAGGGTCTATTTTTAAATCATTATATGCTTTTGTGTACGCTCTTTTCATAGCTGGGTTATTTTGCAACAAATCACCCAATTCTCCATCTAATCTTATTGGTATACCTAGTATTGGCTTGTATAATTTTACCGATATTTCTTTTTGTTTATTCATTAATGTATTATAGGTATCTTTGTAACTTCCTTTAATTTGAAATATTTTTTTTGTTAAATCTAATACTCTTTTAGGAGCTTCTTCATTTCTTTTTATTAAAAAGTCTTGTATTTTTTTTCTTGCTTCTCCTGGGTATTTTCCTAATACTCTTAGCATATCTACAGCATTTATTCCCATAGATTCTGCTAAAGTTAAATGTTTGCTTTCTTTAGTATTTTTTAAAATAGTTTTTGGGTCAATAACATCTTCGTTCATTATTTTACCTAATGCTTTTTCTGACGCACTAAGAGGCGGATTTTTATTTATTTTTCCATATAAATTTTTTGTTTGGTTATATGCAAATTTACCTATTGCTGGTGCAGCTTTTAATACTCCGTATACTGCTGGTGCTGTAACTGCACCTATTGCTGCGTTCATAAGTGTCTTTTGCCCATCTGAACTTCCTGCTCCATAAGTAGCTCCTTGACTAGATATAGTTAAAGGTTTTAAAACCCATCTAGCTAATGCAGGTAATTTATTTATATGTTTAAAAGCAGTACGAGTTATTGCACCAGGCGTTATAATTCCTCCTGCAATTTCAGATGCTAAAGCTGTTCCTGGGTTTTCTTTAGCAAAAGTTTCCATTTCTAGTCTAATGTCTTTTAAAGCTGTGTCGTAATCTTTGTCGCCAGTCTGCGACCTTATTAATGCTTCTAAATTATCGCTAAAAGCAAATGTTGCTCCTTTTGCTACAAACCTTGCTTGATTTGCGTCTGGGGCAAATTCTTTAATTTTTGTTTCTGTTACAGGAGCACGATACCCTCCTCCTCTTGGATCAAAAGATATAGGAATTTCTAAATTTTTTATAGAATCTATTTTTTTGCCTATCCAAGATTTATTTTCTTTATTATCTTGTTTGTTATCTTGAATTATTATTTTTTTAGGTGGTGGCTTTGTAGTTACTACATTGCTAACATTAGGGTTAGTTTCACCTAAATCTTCATAAGTTATATCTGCAAAAGGTTTACCCTTTTGTTTTTCTAAACTTTTAATTATATAATCATCTTCAAGGTCTTTATAACTAGGTCTAAGAGCTCTATATTCGTTAATATCCATTACCAAGGTTTTCCATCATTATATAAAAGACCATCTTTATCTATTAATTGTAAAGTTCTTCCTAAAATAGCCCTGTAACTAATTTTATTTGTTGCTGGGTTATCTCTGCTTTTCCATATATCAATTCTATCTACATTAGTTTTTAATTCATTTATATATCTATCTTCAATACTTTTGAACATAACATTAGCAGTTATAGATATTCCTTGCCTTACTTGCTCCCCTATTTTTTCTCCATCTTCTAATCCTTGTAGCCAAGTTGCTATACCTTCTGCAAATCCTGCTGAATCCATTGTTTGTTTTACTTCTGGATCACGAACTACTGATTGTTCATCTAACATTTTATTAAATAAGAAAATAGTAGCCCAATCCATTATACCAGCCGATACTGATGCTTTATCATTTGAATCTTTTGCAGTTTTTTCAAAACTTGCTAATGTATTTTTACTTAATCCTAATGTTTTTCTTACAAATTCTGAAAATTCTTCTGGTTTATCTTTGAGAGTTACCTGCATTTCTCTAATAGCATTTAATTTTCCTATTTGATTTGATGCATCATTATATGTTTTTACAATAGGAGTAGTTTTCCAGTCATTATTCATTTTAATTTCAAAATTTTCAACTTCATATGGCTTTAAAGCATCAACTTTAGCGTAGTCTAATGTACTTACTTTAACTAACTCGCCATTAAATTGTGCGTACCCTGTCATTTTTCCGTTAGGGTCATACTGCATTTGAGCTTTAGCTGGTACACTACCATCTGGAGTGTTGATTAAGACATCTGTAAGGTCAGCATCATATGAAAATTCATTATCTCCAGGTTTTTCTTCGCTGTAATTATCAAAATCTGTTATACGTTTTCCTGTTTTTGTTTCTATTAAAACATTTTCTCCAGTACTAAGAATAAATCTTTTTGCATTCATTGGCTGATTGGTATCTTTATGGTATAAAGTAAGCTCTCCTAACTCTGTGTATTCTATTGGTGCTTTAGCGTTTCTGTTTCTTTCATATTCACTAAATCGTAATGCGTCATAACCTGCTAATTGTGCTAATTCTGCTCTGTTGTTTACTGTTTCTCCTGCAACAGCACCTAGTTTTCTTTGGATATAATTTGGATTTTCTGCTGATCCTGGTATTGTCATTCCAGAAGTAAACTCTCTTGGTTTTAGAACTTCTCTTTCATTTATAGGAGTATATACAGATTCAGCTCCCTCTCCAATATTTAGGGGCTCTTTTTTTAACACATTACTTAAATTTTGATCATTAAAATCAGCTCTTGTTTGTCTTTCTACTCCTGCTACTAAAGGAGCAAGGGACATAGTGCTGTAAGAGTCTGTATTTGGATCATAAATTGCATCTCCAACTGCTGTGTCTTGTGTAATCTCTGTTTGCGGTGTCCTCATTAATTCTACAGCGGCTCTTTTAGATTGAGCATCTCTATTCATAGCCCTTCTGTCAGCACCTCCTGCTAATACGCCACTTAGTATTTTAGCTGTCATAGTTCCTACTGGGAATTGTCCTCCGTTGCCCATAGCTTCTCTTGTAAAATCATTTGCTCCAATACTTCCACTCATTTGGCGTAAATATTGAGCCATTTGTTTATCATATTCTGTTAAATAGGACTGTTGTCTAACTGGTGCTTTAAATACTGCCATTAGATTAATCCTATTCCTGCTCCTGCAATATTGCCTATCATATTCATTTTAGCACCATATCCTTGCATATCAGTTGCATATCTATTAGCACTATCCGATCCTTGCGCTTGTGCTGCCGCAAATATTGGCGGTGGCGCAACACTTGATCCCGGAACATTTAATCCAGTTGTTGCAGTTCCTAATCCAGCCGCACCAATACTTGGTGAACCAGTTAATGTTGCTAATTCTTCCATTGGTAAACGTCTTTGTAATAAAGCATCTGTTAAAGCCTGTTGTCTTGCTTGGTTTTGCATTTCTCTTACTGCACCAGCTTCTGCAAATTGCGATTGACGCATAGATTGTGCTTCACCAGCTAATCCTTGTCGCATACGTTGCCCTTCGCCTATAGAAGATTGAGCTAATCCTTGTAATTGGTCGTTTTGTTGTAATCCTAATTGTGCCATAGAATTATTGTAAGCATCAGAGCCTACTGGTAATCCTGAATTAATAAGTTGTGTGTGAAGTTGTGTTTTTGCCATATCCATAGATGGTTGTAATCGGCTTATCCCTCTGTTGTAATACGCATCTTCACTTCTTTTTGCATAATCATTAAGGTTAGAAGTTGTAGCTAAAGGTGTAAAACCTGTTCTATCTACTCCTCCTTCATATGAAGGTAAGGCATTAAAATCAAATTGCGTAGAAGGTAATTCATTTAATCTTTGACCTGCTACATCTAAATATTGCTCTCCTATTGCTGCTTGTTTAACTCTTTGTCTTTCATATTCAGGATTTAAACTATAATTCATAGCGAATCTGTCATTACCTAAATCTGTAACAAGCGTTTGATCATAAGGACTGAAGACATCAGGTCTATTCATACGACCTTCTAATCTCGCTGTTTCTACATTAGCTGCACCTTGCGCTGTAGCTGCTCCTTTATAATCTGGAGCTGCTGGGGCTGATGGTGAGCTAAATAATTGACTTACAAAATTCATTGTATTTCCTTCCTTAAAATTACCTTTTCTTTTTTATACCCACTTAAAACTTTTTCCCAACCTGCACGCCCTACAATTTCAATATTGTCATACTGTCGGTTTTTTGCGTACTTTTCAACTTTTTCTGTAATTTTTATTATTGACTCTAACTTTCCACCAGCTATTCCTATCCTTAAAGTTTTTAAATGACTAGCAGTTATAAGAGAACAATCATCATCTTTAAATAGTTGATAAGTATTATTTTCAATGCCTTTTTCTAAATCTTTTCTTGTAATAAATTCTTGTCCTTTTTCAATAGTTGGAAATAATTGTTCCCATATTTTATCTGTAATAAACATTATAAACCACGCCCTCTTTCAAATAAAACGTCTGTAGCGTGCCATATTACAGTTTGGGCTTTAGTACTTGTTCTTATACGTATTGCTGCGTTCCACCCTATATCTGAAACACTTCTCCACACACTTTGCGTTTGTGTAGTTCCTCCCCATGCAGCTACGTCCCAAGTTGCAACGTCCCATTCAGAACCAGTTGTTGTTGCAGCACTTGGTGTATACACACTTGTACCATCATTAAAATCTACATCAAAACCGATACTTACTGGCAAGTCAGCATTACTACCCATAACAGGTCTTATTGCTGTAAATCTTTTTGGTGAACCTCTACCACCATAATAAATAAATGCTGTTTTAGCATCTCCTTGTATGGCTGCTGTGTTATCACTATCTCCACTATCGGCTTTAAAGACTTTAGTATTTTCACCAAAATACAACTCTCCGTTTAATAATTCCCAACAATAAGCATTTTGTCCTGTAAATTTTCCCCATGCACCTGTACTAACATTAACTACATATTGGTCAAAATTTCCTACTGTAGATGTAGGCACATTAAATAAACCATACTGCCCTTTAGGATAAATAATTCCTTGCCAGCCAAAAGTACCAGCAAAATTATTAACAGAATCTAGTATACTACCACTAATTTTATCCGATATAGCTTTTGCTGGAGCATTTTCTCCAGTAACTAATGTTTGTGATAAAGGCATAAAACCTTGTTCAGATATAAGAATAAGATCAGAATTTATGTTAATAAAGCATCTTTTACCAATAGGTCTAGCAAGTTTAAATGTTCCTACTAAAGCCCATTTTGCAGCATCTGCTGGGTCAGAGCCAGTATAAATTACAGCTTCTCCATGATTACTTAAAAACACTATATAATCATCAGGACCAGAGCCACCATCTCTTGTCCATGTTCCTATTGATTGAATAACTCCACCCATGTTAAATACACTACCTAAATTAAATGTTGCTACTGTTCCTGCAACACTATTAATAGGCAAGTAACCAAAACTTATTGAATTATTTAAACAAAAGAATAATCTTTCTTTAAATACTGTAACATTATTAATTGTACTTGATGTTACTCCTCCTATTGTAGGTGTAGCCCAAGAACTCCCATTAAAATGTCTAGGTGCGTCTGCTCCATTGCAAATCCACAAGAAAGAACCACCTGAAGTTGTAAAATTAACGTGTTGAAATTGAGCATTATTTAATGAAGTAACTGCTGGTGATCCTACTCCTCCTGCACTTGTAACTTCGTAAATAGCCGAACCACTTGCTGCAAACATTTTATTTGTAGAACCTGCTGAATGTGCCATTAATGATTGTACTGTACTAGGCAATCCTGTTGCATGGCTTGTATAACCATTCCTTAGTGATACATCTGTACTGCCTGGAAAAAAGTTATCTAAACGTATTGCGTCAGATTGTTCCATCATATCAGGTGCATCTCTAGTATTTAGACCACCGATAGGTGCTGGAACTGTTGTACTTTCACCTGTTGGTTGAAATGCCATTTACCCTCTATTCCTTAAATATTGTGCTAATCTTGCCATTTCTTCTTCTTCTTCTGTATTAGCATTTAATTGTAATCTTTGCCTTTTTCCATAAGTTTCTACTGGAGAACCTCCTACTCTATCAGGGCTTCTTCTTTTTTGTTGTCCACCATACTCCATTTGCATTTTAGCCGGCATATTCATTTGGTATTCTGTAGCCTGAAAAGGTTCTATCTCTTGGTTAACTTCTACTTCTGGTCTGTAATCACTATCGCTTCCATACATAGGGTCTCCTTGTGAGTTAACTCCTGCTCCACTTGTATTTGCGTCTACCCCTCTTAGGGCTTTGCCTAGCGCACTTTGTTTTAAATTATCTATTAACCCTATATCATTAAATAATCCTGACTCATTAACACCAAAAAGTTCATTAGCATCAGCCTTACTTACTAGATTGCTTGCTTTGTCATATAAATCATCATACCAAGCCATTAATAATTCCTTCTAGGCTTTGGTTTAGGCTTTGGTTTAGGCTTACTTGGTTTAGGCTTGCCATAATTATACCTCATAGTGTAAAGTTCCCTTCTGGTTCATTAACTGGCAAGAACATTCTTGACGCTCCTGACATTCTAATAATAGGTTTAGCACCATTTTTAGCTTGTTTTTCTGCTGCTTTTATTTGATATTCTTGTAATTGATTATCGTATGGCAAACCTTTTTGTTTTAAAAATCTCCATATTACACCCATAGTTATTAAATCTTCGTCTAATGTTGTAGTATTACTATCTGCTGTAAATGTGTCGGTGTTAGCTAATCCATTACCAGTACTATCAATCCAAAACTTAGAAATGTATTCAAAAACAATAGAATTTCCTACTGTAGGAACTGGGCTTATTAATAATAGCCCTCCTCTAATTCTAAAATAATTAGTTATGCCACTTTGTACTGACCCTTTTAATGTTTGCCATTCTGAATTATTTAATGGTCCATAAAACTTTCTATCTGTAGTCCTATTCCACATAGTATTATTACTAAATCTTTCAAAGTCTGCTGCAATAGTAGTCATAGCTCCTTGACTTTCAGCTGCTATAGCTGTGTGGTTTTCTTCTTTAACTAATATTTCCCAGTCATAGCCAGTAACTAAATTTTTACCTTCTCGGTTTGTTGCTGCTAATAATTGTATAGCAGTAGTATCTGCTGAATTTATAACAGAACTTGGAGCTGGAACTCCTATTTCATTTGCTGCATCTTGGCATATTGTTAGTAATGTCATGAGCCAACCACTTGCAATGGTTTAATATTATGTTTTTCCATTATAAAAGATTTTGCTTCTTTTCTATAATCTAGTGTGCCTTTACCTAATCCATGACACGCACCATCTGATAATTCAGATAATTGCTCTACAGAAGTAATACCTTCTAATTCTAATGCTTTAATTTTGTTTACACTCATACATTCAAGTATGCTTAAATCTGTTTCTTTTATCTTTTTTATATTTTTTTCTTTAAAATATACAGCCCATTCATTAGGAAAATCTTTTTTTAATCTTTCAGAATGATCTTTTACATAATAAATCATAGTGTTTGGATCACCAATAATTGTAATTTCGGCAACATCTCTATTATCTTCATTTTTAGAAAAAGTTGCTCTTAAATTAGATGTTTCTGACATTGTATTCTCCTTTTAAGTATAGAGGGCAGTATAAACCACCCTCTACATATTATAATGCTACAATGGAAATTGACACATTACTATTTTTGCACTTGCATCTATTGCAGTTGCACATATAGAATCAGTAACAGCGGCAGACACTTTAAGTGTGTTATCTGCTGTTCCTACTGTTGTTAATGCATTACCATCAGCACCTGCTGTTAAAGCAGTTGTTAATTGTCTTGCTCCAGTTACCTGAATCCAACAATACTCACCATCTGCTGGGGCTGAATTAAGTACACCAGCTCCTACTCTTGCAGTATCACTTGCATCAGCAGTAACTTTAGTAGTTGCACCAGCAGAAGCTCCACTTGGTGCTAAATAACCTACTACATTTCCAGATACTGCTACAACATTTCCTGCTCCAGTATCATATTGAACGTACTTATATAGTTTACCATCAACAGCTTGTCCTATTTGCCCTAGTTGAAAATCTAGGGTCATTCCTGTTTCGGCTACGTCCATTCCTATAATATAAGACATATTATTTAATCCTCTCTATTAGTTTTTAAGAACAACTTGTCTTGCACGATTAGAACAGGTCATATTTCCTGCCCAAACTACTGGCAACACCATTGCGTCTTGATTTACAGAAGCCTTTTCCCCTAAAGGAGTAAACTCTCTACCTTTAGCTGGACGAAGGAATAGATAATCAGTATTCAGCATATACATATGGGCTGCTGGACATTGATCATCATAATACACAGGTGAGTTCATAAACATTAAGTTCATAAAACCAGCACTTGCTTTGTCATCAGAAGTAAATCTTTGATTAGTTTGTAGAGAAGCCCAATAGAATTGGAAATATGTGCTATCTGCTACGATACAATCTGGTTTATCTGCACCTCTAATTGCTAATAACCAAGCAGCGTTCATACCTGATTGTATATTAGTTGCTGATGCTACTGCACCACCTGTTGAAGAGGTTGTAAAATCATAAACTTGATTTTTCCAGAAAGTGTAGGTTGCTGCATTAATACCACCAACTGTATTAGCTGGAGCGTCTGCTACTAATAATTGTAGACCACCTAAATCTTTACCATTAGTTCCTGCTCCGTCTGCGTATAGAGAAGTTGCCATAGTGTTTTTAAGTGTTTTTTCAAGATTTTTAACTCTTGATTTAAGTAAATTAAATACTTGCTCTTTACCAGAATTTTCTACTTGCTCTAGTCCAGATATAACTACATTA